CCGGAGTCACGGAGTCGTGCGTCAGTCTGACGGTGATTTTCTTGCCGCCGACCATGTTCGGCACGTACGTGGGGGCGCCGGCGGTCAAATAAGCAAATTTGACCGAATTCGTGCGCGTCAAAACCATGGCGCCGTTGTCGAACCTGGTCGGAACGAAGCCGCCGCGCCTATCTGCAGACGCGGTAACGACGCCGCGTATGGGCGCAGTGACTCCGTTTTGAGTGTTGGAAAACTGTCCGATTACAGCGAGTCCGAGAGCCGAACACACGCCCAAAAAGAGCGGATCGTCCGTCACCGTCACCTGAGCGTTGTCTCCGTACGTGACGCCGATCGAGTCAGCGGATGTCAGTATGATGCGACCAGATTCGTCGCGGCTCGCTACGTTCACTGCAGGAGGCGGGATTGCGAGCGCGAGCGCCGCATTGATTTTGTCCACCACTATGGCGGCCGTCAGTGACGGCATCCCGTTGATCGTCGTGAAATCTCCCGGCGCAAAGGTCACCGCGATCGGCACGCCGCTATTCACGACCGGCAACGATATCCAAAATCGCTTGCCCGGGGTCACCACGAGGGGAATGAATGTCTCCGGGATCAAACCGGCGATGATGGCCGGGGTGTCGGCTTCGACGCCGCCGGGTATTCCGGTGACCATGGACGAGGTGAAACTGGTGTAGTTTGCGCCAGCTAGGATCCAAGTCGACGGAATGAGCTGCGGAACAATGTCCGCGTAGACGTACTTCGTGTACTTGGTCTGAGGATTGTTGACTTGGTGTTTGCGCGGTCGGGGCATTTGACACTCCTCAAGAGAGGATCGAATCGACAGTTGCCAAGGACAAAAGAAGTCCTAACATGAAGTCATCCTTTTCACCCAGCACCCCCTGCAAACCAAAACTCTCGAACGCATTTCCTCAACAATCGCATCCTTGGGGCGTCGATAATTTATCATCCATTCAATGGAACGAGCTTTTAAATCGGGTGTGAAGAATTCCATTTCTGACGGATTGAATGTGTGGTTGCAATCATTACAGGGTTTGTTTTTGGCGTCATCTACCATAGATCGTACCGATGTGCGCCATGCGGTTGACCTATCCCTTATCGCTTCTTTACTACTTGAAGCTCTTTGTCTTATTCTATCTTTGTTGATTGCATAATATTCAGCTTGATATAACTTAATTTTTCCTCTATTTCTTCTCTGCGATATTTTTTGTCTAAGCTGTCTAAGCTGAGTGGCATTTGGACGCTTACGAGCAATTTTCTCGCAGGCCTTGCACACACACTTGAACTCGGATTTGTTGTGACGATCTTTTCCAAATTCTCCGGTATTCCCACATCGACCACACAATTTACCTTCAAGGATTTGAACGGGACGAGAAACTGACACGGCCGTCTTCGGCGTCTTCGGCGTCTTCGGCCTTTTTGCTGAAATTTCGTCCCACATTTTCCTGCTAGCCATGGACCGATTGAACTTGTAGACTGGGTCTTTCACCGCGATCAAGCTATTCGGATTTGACCAGAATGTTCGTGAAGCAGACGCGCATTTTGCGATGAAAGCCGGGTCTCGTCGCAATCTTTCTGAACTAGCTAGCTGCTTCGCTCTAAATTCAGGATCATCCCAAGGGTTTTTTCGGATCGGGTGTGGCCTATGTACACCGCCTTTTGCGAGATTAAACCCGCACTCTGGATCTCTCGTTCTAAACAGGTCTATAAAATACTCTTCATAAGCGTTTGCAATTTCTAGCGTCAAACACTTTTTCCAAACTTCATGCCCAAATGCTTCGGGTCCATACTTCCTGATTGCGTTCGGGAAATGCCAACGCCCGCCTTTTGAAGACTTGGACTGTGTGACATGTTGAGACCATCTTCTCTCCATTGTCCGAGAAGTAATTCCGATGTATCTGCGTTCAGATTCGATGTGCGTGTGGCAATAAACCGTCCAGCATTTCATGCCAGACCTGTTCCACAAAGGCTCTAAAGAACGATGAACCAAATTTCCAAAACGTCAGTCGTCTTCAACGTGATGAGAGGCATTCCCGTCGGTATATATGTGAAATCGCGGTTCAACGGGGGTCCGCCGACCGTGTAGTCTATCCCGTACGTCAACTTGACGCCGTTCAACCAGGCTTGAACAGCAATCGGGTCAAGCGGCCGCTGGCTCAAACCGTTCGGGAAGAAGGTCTGCAAATCGACCGATATTGGAATGACTTCTTGCTTCATGGACGTCAAATTCGGGTCGCTCGACCCGAAGAAGGTGGGATCGTCCCAAACGTCGTTCACGAAAATCGGAGCAGAAGTCGGAACCATGGTCGTGTCCACTCCGAGCCTATGCTTCTCGAGAGGTCTGCCCCAAATGCGGAATCTGTCGACGGCAGTATAACCTTCGTTGACGCCCGCCGCAGAGTGGATGATTTCGGTTTCCCTGAAATATGCAGGCGACGCCTGAGTGACGATGAACATCTGAAGTTCGTGGCCGGCATGAATTTCGCCACCCATCAGAGTCGCCTCCGGTTGCGACCGAACGAGATAAGCGACGCCGGCGAGCACTGCGCCGACTTCGGCGTTCGGCTTGGCTTTGGTAACCTTCGCAGCTATTTCCGACCCGGCCCAAGGCTCCGTGACCGAATATGCGGCTCCGCCTCTCGTCGTCTTGAAGTTGAACGTGTCAGTGGTGACGGAGGTGCCGTCAACCTTGATGAGAGCTTCCCCGCCGTTTCCGGTGACGTTCGACGCGTTGCCGCACACGAATTCCACGCCTTCCCAACGGGAAGTTCCATTCACCGCCGGAGACTGTGCGGATTGGAACGGTTGGAACGACAACACCCCCATCGGAATTATGGCAGCGTTCGACATCGATCTGGTCTGATACATGGTTTTGCCGAGGAAGTCTTTGTCTCGGAACCAGATGCCGAGCGGCAAATTGTTGATGCAACCAGCGAACTCCGGGTGCAAATCGCGATCGTATACTTCCGACATTGCTCCACGTTTGGTCTCCGGTCTCGAAGCTACGGAAGCGACCACGACAGGGAACTTCGGAGTGGCCCAGTCTTCGTACCCGACGCGATTCAGAGAGAATCGCCGATCGAGATCGACCAAAGTACCAGAGTAATCCGGGACTGCATCCGGGTTGCTGATCGTGCTAAGCATCGGAATCGGCGTCGATCCGGAAAGCCTGCCGGTGCCGAGCGACGTGACGAACGACATCGAGGCCAAAACTTCAAAGCCAGTCTTGTTTTTCAAGGTCAGCGTGCTCGGTGCCCCGAGCGGACTGAGGAAGATGCTCGTGGCCTCGGAAGCAGTCAGTGGACCGACCCTCTGCGGGTCGTCCGAGTATGCGTTTTGAGTGCCGAACGTATCGCCTTGATACGGCATGCGACTATAGTAAAACGTGACTTCGTTGTTGGTCGAGTCAAACGTCATCGGAGCGGGAACGATCAGCCCCACGGCGGCGTCTGTCGCACTCGTGAAATCGTTAACGTTCGCGGAAAGGCCGCCGCCGCCAGTGGTTTGGCAAACCAACAAACGACCATTCGTCTGCAAGAATCCGCGATCGAAAGCGATCAGAGTGCACTCGACCAGGAAGTTGGCAGTATCCCAAATCGTTCCGGCCGGAGCTTTGTTGAGATCGACGGCGTCAGCGCTCAAGACGAACGTCAGGTCCCCGTTGATGTCGACGTCAAGGAGAACAGTCGCGGCGTCGCAATCGTCCCGCAGAAGGTTAGTGTCAGTCCCGCCACCTCCGACGAAGACCCTGTTGTTGTCGAAAGGCGAAAGTGCCGGGACAATGTTCGTGTTGGGTATGACGGTCAGCGGGTCTCTCAGGTATACGCCTGTGATTCGCGCCGGGGCCAAAAACGGCGGGAACTGAATCCCCTTGAACGTGGTGCCGTCGGACAGCGCAATTTTCGAGTTGGAGTACTTCTGTCCGAAAATGGAGAGCGCGCCGCTAGCCTGTCCGTACGTTTCGCCGGGAATCGGAGTGACGATATAGAATCCGGGACCGGCCGGATAAGTCACCAGGTTGCGATTCCAGTCGGAAGTATTCGCTACGAACGGACCTTCCTTCGACATCAAAAGGAAGTTCAGGCCGGACGGGAAGACGCTGTTGGTGATCGGGATTATCGGAATGTGGTGCAACCCGGGACGAGGCAGCCATTCGATCGGCACTTCGACGTATCTCGTGCGGTCATAGATCGCCATGCCGCCGACGCCGCGGTTGCTATGGAACAACGTGAGAGGATCGGTTACGGGATGCACCACCACGGACCCGTCTTGACTGCGTTGCGGCATCGGCCCTTGAAACGTCGGAACAGGCCCCGCTCCATACCAGTTGAGCAGGTATCCGCTGCGAACGAGCAAGTCCGGGACGAGAATGTTGCGATATGGAGCGACGTACGCGGTTTTCGAACCCGGATCGATCATGACTTCCGAGGTTCTCGCCAGCGTCCTGTTCTTCCCTGTTTGAACGAGCGGAGAATCCCCGAGATATGTCGGGATCATCCGGTTCATCGTCACCAATCCGGGCCTCAGCATCACCTTTGACGAGTTGCCCGGACTGCCGAGCCAGTTCACCGTGTGCATGTGCTTCGGCTTGTGAGACAGCCCGCGTCCTGCTCCGCAAACGACTGCGAACTGAATATGCATGATGGTACCAACGGCTTGGGCTTGCGTTGGAACAGCGAAGCCGGCCATGGCATCGTTGAATTCAGCGAGTTTCGTGCTGTCGGGGCCGGAGTTAAAACGAATGATCAGATCGCCCGTCGGCGGATCGATGCTGACCGATGTTCCTTGCCCATGCTTCAAAATCCCGTTGCCTGTGATCGTATATGGAATGAGGCCGAGGCTCATGGTCGGATGAGTGACTGTCGGCGCAGTCACGGGAACGGGGGGCCACGGCGTAGCGACAGGGAACGCGGCGAAACTGACTGCAGCGAGTCCTCCGTTCGGATCGGTGGTCATCCCTTCAAACCGGATCAACACCGCGTCCGCATCTTCGTTCGGAAGGACGAATCTGACTTGGTCAGCGTCCGAAACGGGCAAACCGGTCTGGAAATCGCTGATGTGGACTCTGATCTGGTCTCCGTTCCACCACCAATCGACGCCCCCGTTCAGCCTCAGCCCGCCGCCGGGAAGCACTGTCGCGTTCTCCCATGTAATGGTGAACGTGTACGGCGCGACAGTCTTGGTCAGAACGTCGCCAATGAGTCCGGCGTCGGACGGCACGGTGGCGGCTGCCGAATACCTTTCGGTCACTACGGCGTCGGAAAACGCGCGCCGGTTCCCGTTTGGACCGTCCAATCGCGACAATCCGCCCACGAACACGGACGAATCCGTGATCCGATCCCCGTAAAGCACGATCGCGCCGGCCACCGCCGTAGACCCGTACCTCTTCCAAGCCGTGCGAAGATTGCCTTTCAAGAGCTCAGTCAAGTTCGTCTTGAGCATCGTCCCGTAGTCGAAGCTCTCCGAGACGACATGGCGCAAGTCCAAAATGTCCGTCGCGACGACCTGGTCTGCGAACAAACCGTCAGGACGGACGGTGGTCAGAGTGAGCGGAGCGCCGCGAATGATGTTGACAACGAACGTCGTCGGGCCGGTTTGTATGACGCTATTGACGGTGATAATTTCATCGTCGATTCTGAAATATGCCTCGCCGAACGCCGTCATGGTGGATAAAACGGTCCCGGTGATGCTGGTCAGGGTGAACGACGTATCGGTGACGAGCAAGTCCGCGGGCAACACGATGCCGCTCGCGTACGCGGTCGCGCCGTTGCGATCGAGAGCTATGCTGTTTCTACTGAAGGCGCCGGCGAGGTTCCCGACGTCCGAAAATCCCGCCGAATTGCGACGAAACACGACGCACATCGGAATCGCATACACATATCCGTCAGCTGTTCCGAAAGTCGCAGGATCCCCCGTCCCGGCGCGCCAAAGACCAGGGTCCCCCAGTTCCCCGCGCATATTGTAAAAGATGCCAGCAGGACCGGCGAGCGGCGTGGCAAGAAGCCCTTGCGCGAATACCGTAGTTTTGTCAAACCCTTCAGGATTTTGCGTCAAATTGACG